GAACACCCTCCGCCGATTCTTCTCCGACAAGCAGGCCATCCTCGTCCCTGGCACGAAGGAGCGGGCGATGCTCATCCTGCATAGCAACGTCGCCGGCAAGGACTTGCTCCACGGCCTCCGCTCCCGAAAAGTTTTTACTTTCCCCCGCGATGCCTCGCCCGAGTACGTCGAGCAGCTCAACTCCGAAGTCCGCGTCAAAGACCGCCGGACGGGTAAGGCGCAATGGATCATGCCTCAGGGCAAGAAGGACAACCACGCCCTCGACTGTGAAATCCTCGCCCTGCTGGCGGCCGTCCGCTGGGGGGTCGTCGGGCGGGAAGCCAGTTCTGACAACTTGCAAAGCGAGGCGACATCGTGATGATGTACCCAAGAGGGGCGGTCGGGGAGTTTCGTGGGAGTGTGCGCCCAGGAGGCATAGGGCCTCGACCGTCCCTCCCCGTTGCCTAAGCCCGCAGATTTATGCAGGGACTTTTCATCGGATTAACGGAAGACGAGCTGTTGGCCATCAAGGCCAAGGCGGTCAGCTTCATGACTGAAGGCAAGGTGCTCATGTCCTACTCCGACTCCTCGAGCTCCGCCACCAAGCAGTTCGCGTTGCCTCCCAAGGAGATGCTATCGGAAGCCTTATACGCTTTGTCTCAGCTCGACCCGAAGAAGTATGGTCGTCGCCGCACCGTCATCAACGTGCGCTACGACAACCGCAACAACGACTCTAACTATGGCGTCTAAGTCCCCCAAGAAGTCCACCCCGAAGGCCGCGGCCAAGCTTCCGAAGAAGGCGCTCAAGGGCGCTTCCTCCATGCCGGCTCCGCAAGCCCAGGCTAACGGCGGCGGCTATCCTGCCGGCCCGCGATGGGAGAGCGTGACGCAGATGAACGGCCGACAGATTCTGTACATGGGCGCCAACGTGGACGCCCGTCGTGAGATGTCGTCCCGCGATCGGAACATCATGGTCAAGAAGTGTCGCCATGCCGAGCGCAACTACGGGATGTATAACCAGATCCTGAACGATATGGTTCTCTATACGTCGGGAGACGGCATCAAGCCTCAGTCCCACGCGAGCACCCCTGAGGCCGCCCGGGCTTACGAGGAATACTTCGCCGAGAAGGGCAAGCGCATCGACGTAACCAACCGCCTGTCGTTCTATCAATGCCAGGGCATCATCGTCCGCGCGCTCATCCGCGACGGAGATGTCTTCGCCGCCAAGGTCCGCAACGCTCGGGACGAAGCCCGCATCCAGCTCATCGAAGCCCACCGCGTCGGCGACCCTGCTGACCGCGACCGCCCGGACCGAGTCTGGGACGGCGTCGAGTTCGGCGACTTCGGCGAGATCGTGGCCTATTGGGTCTATCGTTCCGACGGCACCAGCCGACAGGTGCTCGCCAATTCCATGATGCACGTCGTGGACTTCACGTCCGCTTCGGCTGCTCGAGGAACGCCCCTCCTGCAACATTCGGTCAACAGCCTCCAGGACATCGACGAAATCCTCCAAGCCGAGACTCGGGCGGTCAAAGACCAGAGCGAGGTGACGCGAGTGCTCAACAAGGCTGGAGGCAACATGACCGACGACATGGCCTCCGAGCTCGGCGGCGGCGACCGCTGTTATTCCGGCATCGTCGAACAGGCCGGCGGCAAACTGCTCGTCCTTGAACCCAACGAGAAGTTGGAGATGCAGGAGAGCAAGCGCCCGAACCAGACCTTCAACGGCTTCATCACCGAGCTCCAGCGGGACGTGGCCTTCGGCTCCCTCCCCTTCGAGTTCGTCGCCAACCCTCAGGCCTTGGGCGGTGCGTCCATCCGCCTCGTCACGGCCAAGGCCGCCCGCGTCTTCGGCAAGTACCAGACGATCCTCATCGACCGCTTCTGCCAACCGACTTGGGATTACATCATCGCCGACGGCATCGCCAAGGGAGAGATTCCCGACGACCCGAAATGGTACGAGGTATCCTGGACAACGCCGAAGAGCGTTACGGTGGACGGTGGCCGAGACGCCGCCAACGACCGCAACGACGTCGAGATGGGGCTCCTCTCCATGTCCGAGCTCTACGCCCAGCGCGGCCTCGACTTCCGCCAGGAGATGGAGAAGCGCGCGGCCGACATGAATTACATCGTGAACCTCGCGAAGAATTCCGGCCTCCCGGTCTGGATGCTCTACAAGCCAGGCTTCAACTGGCTCCAGCAGGGTCAGGCCGCCAGCCAGACTCCGACCGACGTGGCCGAGAATCTCGACATCCCAACCCCTCCCCCTTCCGCCCCTTGACCATGCGCTTCCTGAACAACGCCCTACGCGGCCTCGAACCCCTGCTGCTCGACCCGATTCGCGCACGCGACATCGTCGAGAACAGCAAGCAAGCCGGCCTTGGCGAGATGATCGCCCAGTTCTTCGGCGAGGCTCCGAAGCCTTACGTCGCCGGCAACGTGGCGGTCGTCCCTGTCTCCGGCCCCATCGGCAAGGGATTGTCCCCCATGGAGCGCATGATGGGCGGCGCCGACGTCGATGTCATCTCCGCTTGGCTGGACGAAGCCGAAGCCAACCCTGCGGTCGAGAAGGTGTTCCTCTACGTCAACTCCCCTGGCGGCACCGTCACGGGCGTCGAGGAATTGGCGGCTCAGGTCGCCGGCATGAAGAAGCCCACGCGCGCTTTCTCGGATAACATGGCCGCCTCCGCCGGCTACTGGATCGCGTCTCAGGCCGACGAATTCGTGGTCACGCCATCCTCGCAGATCGGGAGCGTCGGCGTCTACCTCCTCGTCCCTAACCTCGAAGACTACTACGCCGCCCAGGGCATCAAGGTCGAGGTCATCGCCGCGGGCATCTACAAGGCCGCCGGCGCCGAAGGCCTTCCCCTGACGGAAGAGCAGCGCAAGAACCTGACCGAAAGCGTCTACGCCACCCGCGACACCTTCCGAGGCGACGTCCGCAACAAGCGCCGATTCGTCCGTGACGAAGACATGGAAGGTCAGGTCTTCACGGGTCGCGAAGCCGCCTCCCGTGGTCTGGCCACCGGCCTCGTCCAGAATATGCGCGAAGCCCTCGCGTCCTTCTGATGGCCATCGACGTTCCCGACTACGTTTCCGAAGCCGCCCGCCGTGGCCTTGAATGGCACGCGGAAGGCAAGTCAGGCGACGGTGTTACCGACCAGACCCTGAGCGAAGCGCGCGACATGGCGTCCGGCTCCGTCTCCGAGGACAAGGTCCGTAGGATGGGGCCGTGGTTCCAGCGCCATCGCGGCGACATGGACGCCCCCAAGAACGACCCAGACAACAAGGAATTCCCAGGAGCGGGAGCCGTGGCCTGGGCGCTTTGGGGTGGCCCTACCTCGGGCGACATCATGCGCACCGCCGACTGGGCGGAGGCAAAGGTCGCGCAGCTCGACCGCGAAGAAGAGCAGGAATCTAAGGCCGCCAAGTTGCCCGCCTCCGCAATCTTTAAGACCATGACCATCGAAGAAAAACTCGCCGCCGCCGAAGCCCTCGTCGCTTCCGCCTCCGCTGAACGTGACGATCTCCGCGCCACCGTGGAGAAGCTCACCGTCGGCTCCGCCTCCGAAGTCGAAGCCCTCAAGGTCGAGGCCGCCGCCAAGGATGCCAAGGTCGCCGAGCTGGAAGCCGTCCTTTCCGCTTCCGCCAAGCAGGTCGAAGAGCTGACCGCCAAGGTCGCCGAGCTCTCCGCCGTCCATGTGAGCGCCAGCGCCGAAGCCGCGACCATCGTCGCCAAGGTCGGCGTCGCCCCCATCGACCTTCCCCAGGGCGACTCCCCGGTCCGCGCCTCTGACAAGGACATCGCGGAACAGTATGCCGCCATGCCCTTCGGCAAGGAGCGCACCGAGTTCCTCAAGAAGAACCGCGCGTCCATCTTCAAGTCCGCCTAACCCTTTCCCCCAACCCTCACCCAATAACATAATATGGCCAACACCATCGCTGCTCAGCTGATCGTCGATACCCTCGCCGCTCAGTCCCAGACCATCCTCGCGAACCGCCTCGCCGCGCTCCGCAACTTCTCGACCGATTTCTCCGGAGACGTCAAGAAGCCGAACGACACCATCCAGGTCGCCATCGCCTCCGCGACGGCCGCCACCCAGGTGAACCCCTCCTCCTTCAACAGCATCGGCGGCACGACCCTCTCGGCCACCTCCGTCTCGCTCGACCACGTCTACCAGCCCTTCGGCCTGGAGTACTCGGACATCCAGAACAGCGTCCGCCTCGAGCGCCTCGTGAAGATCAACCTCGACGCCCTCGCCGACAAGATCTGGGCCCTCGCTACCGCCCCCATCACCGTCGCCAACTTCGGCGCC